GTCCAAACTCATGGTTGTTACTCCTTTAGAACCTGGAGTAGCAGTCCAACCGTTATCAAAGCTAGTTGTCAACATATTATCAACCGTTTTCTCACTAAGTCCCCAATTCTCTTCAACAAAAACAATACGGTCTCCACCAGCTACACGTTGAGTATAGGCAATTGGTGGTTTACCTGGCCCTGACCAGTTTATACTACCAACATCCGTTATACGGTCAGTAACCGGCCCGTACTTTTTCTCCAGGTTTCCGAAAGCGGCTTTAATCTCCTTTACATGCTTACTTGGTACTTGTGAACTAAATTGATAGTTAGTAACTGGTATCTTACCACTTTGAGTAAGCATTAGCCTGGTTTTCTGGTAAGCTTCAACCCCGCCCTCCAGGGGCATATGTAATATCTTGCCTACTGTACCATGACTAGCTCCCCAAACCTTTTGTAAGGCAGGAGTTACATTGCTACCGTTGATAATCACACTTACCCGGTCTTGGAACTTAAGGATTTTAACCTTTACCGGCATCCCATGTTTTAGGTTCTCAATAATCGCTTTGTTGGTCACATTAACGATATCGTCATATTGGTAACCAAGGTCTTGCATACGTCTGGTCAGGTCAGCAAGGTTATTGTATTCTTTGTTTCGGTTATCAAACTTTCCGCTAAACTCTTCCCCGTCTTCTTGTACCTCAGAGGCAGGGATACCAGCGATTGTACACCGGCACCGAGGATGTATTGGAGGAGTAGGCATATCTCCATAATTGTTCTCTCTGGTATCTGTTCCAATGTAGCCTGGTCTTTCTTGACTAGCAATATTCATCGAATGGTCGTCCATCATATAATCGTCTGACATTGCGCTTACTTGTTCAGACAATGCCTTACAGTGAGCGCAAGCGTCTGGAGCAGCAAGCCATTGTTTATATTCGATACCGGCTTTCTTCATTATAGCAAGAGAGCCTTGGTTAGCAGCACTTAGCGTTTCAGTACGGGCTACCGTTTCGGCCCTAGCCTCACTCCAACCCTCTACTTTCTCCATTAACTCGGTTCTTACCTTACGTAGGTCTTTACCATCGGCTATACCTTGAGAAATAGTATCTCTAACTTCCTGAACACTGGTCTTTGCTATACTACCCGAAAGTCTGTTGGTATGTGTCTTTGCATATTTGACAGCCTCTTCATTTGTCAGCCCGAAACCATAGCCTAGTGTACGCCGGGTACTATCAGCACCTTCCTCAAGAACCGTAGTAATGGTTGACCCCATACTTCTACCGGTTGTTTGTTTTATTCTATCGTTTAGCAGCGCTTCATCGAGGGTTTGTTGGTAGTCCTTGATTTCCAAAGACTTAATGTTCCGCTTGTCAAGGTGTTCAGCAATCTCGATAGCAATAAGTTGGAAAGTTTTAACAGCTGCTACCATCATCACTTTAAGGTTGCGCTCTTCTATTTCGACAAGGTTATCTAGGAGTTGTTGACGCTGTTCTGGAGTTGGTACGCTTACTAGTCTTCTTGCTTTGATATCTGGTTTTTTTTTTCCTTTGCTGCTTTGGCAGCGTCACCCTCAGGGTCTTGCCCCGCCGGGGTTTCAGATAAGTCAGGGTCAGGTTCCCGTGGTGTCAGCCCTTCACCTGTTTTGATATCGACCGGTACCTTGTTGGCATCCATGTAGACAATACCATCAGGGTCTTTAGCATAACCAATCTTTACTCGTTTCTCTACAATGCTTAAACCTTCAAAGCAATCTACCCGTTCCCAAAGTTCGGTCTCGCTTTCCTGTAGAGCCTTTACTTGCCGGGTATCGAATCGAGGGACAAGATTCTCTTCTAGCATACCAAAGTCTTCTAAGAGGTTAAAGCCTACCTTGTCAGCAACCATTTGCCATTCAGGAGCAACCGTATTCTCATACATATACTCTCTAGCCTCTCCAGCGTTAGTAAAGGTAGAACGGTCAAGACCAACCTTGGCACCGACAACAATTGCCGGTACGTGAAGGGCTAGACAGATACGGCTTTCTACATAGGAGGAGAGGTTACCGATATCCAAGTCTTTCATATTCATGGAAGTCTGCTCGTATTTCATACCGTGGGATAGCACCATCGGCAAACCGGCCCTGATTGCACCAATATAACGAGCCGCCATCTTATCCTCTAGTATTTGCCGTTCGTCTTGGCCTATTTTCTTGTCAGTAACAAAAACACCGCTGGTAGTTGCCATATTGAGCAATATGTGTTTGGCAAAAGAACCAAGCTCACTATCAGCGTCAATCTTCTTAGCAGCAGCTACCAATGGGGATATTCCATAGTAATCATTGTCGGGGTCGATATACATAACGTGGATAATGTCTTCAACCGGCAACATATACTCCAGACCGCCGATAGTATAGATATAGTGACTGATAAACTTAGTAGGATGGGGAACGACCTTAATTTGATTCGGCTTTTTGAGCCAGAGCTGGACTACCTTACCGTCCTTATCCCTTGCTTTGTATATAAAGGCATTGCCGCAAAGTAAAAGGTGTTGCTCAACTGATTCCCAAAACTCCGCTTGACTCCTAAATGGATTCGGCTGTTTCATCAATACCTCAATAGGATTGCCCTCTTCCCATTTATCATCATGTTCGTTATAAATACGTAAAGGCGGTTCCCTGAACGCCTTTCCCCTTTCACCAATGCAAGAATGTACTAGCTCGTTACCTCTAAAAGCCCACTTAGTTATACTCTCAAAGTCTACTAGAAGTCGTTTAGGGTGAGTATCATGTTGAGAAGTCAAAGGAATAGAGCTACTAATACGTACTTCCCTAGCAGCTTTCTCTTCGACCTCTTTGTTTATTCCTAATCCGCTGTTTATCCTACGGAGCCAGCCCATAGGCCATTCTCCCTTATAATCGATTTACTAACCGCTAGTATATCACACATGCAAGCATTTTAGCAATCGCAAGCCTGGAAGGAATCGAACCCTCTGCTCAAGTTTTGGAGACTCATGCCCTCACACAGAAACAGACTCATGTAGGGCCGCATGTAGGCATCGAACCCACGACCTACCGCTTACAAGGCGGTTGCTCTACCAACTGAGCTAATACGGCAAATAGGCTTTTGGTAAGCAGAGCCTTAACTGCTTGCCCTATCAGGTAGCGATGCCCTGGGCCTAGTGGAGGAGTAGGGAGTCGAACCCTAGTCGCTAGGTTGCCCCGTTGGGCCTTGGCCTAACTCGAATCCTATTCTCCCCCGTCATGTAGTGCTACTATGATTTCCAACCATTCATCTTGGGTACATACTATCTGTACTCCAGCAAAAACATCTTCATGCTTAACGATTTTTTCATCTACACCAATTCTTTTGCCTGGTTTCCACATAGACCAAGCTTTAGTGCTTAGAATCTCAAGAGCCTCTACTTTGTTCATTTTGTTCTCCTTACGCTGGATACCAATGTTCTACTCCTTGTTTATTTTCAGTTGGCTTATCTTCACCAGGTATCATTATATCATCAACTACACTCATATTGTCAATAGGTGCGTAACAAAGCATTAAAGCATCCGCTTTATCCGGTGAGCGGTTGATTATCTTCTTTATATCCTTTTTCCTCATTACCTTGACCTTGCCGTTGGGTATTTCATACTTCATAGCGCTTAATTCCTCTTTAGTGTCCTCGTCTATCCCCTTACCGGCTATTCTCCCCTTTCTAAATAGATTACTAAGGTGCCAATAGAACTCCGACCGTTGGTTGAAGCAGTCTTCATCACAGCTTGCACCGGAACCTGAATATTCAAAGATATTCAGTTTGCGCCGCCGAAGTTTGTCAGCTACACCCGCCCCGATTCCAACAGCATCGACCGCTACCGGAGCAGAGCCATCTACTCGGTTGATTATATAGAAAGCCCAATCTGCCAGTTCCTCAGTATCGAACTTAAAGAACTCTTGAGAGTATTCCAATCGTTCGCCGCGCCGATATTTAAGAACCGAACTATCAGAACCCATACGAGCAACGTCTAACCCCCACTGATTGCTGCCGTGGGTTGAGCCTTTGCGCTTCTGAGCAGACTCAATCTGCCCCAAAGGGAATAAGGTATCGACAGCGTTCTTGGGGAACTCCCCAAATATCTTAGCAACAAAGAGCGGTCGTTCCTCTCCCCACTCCTCATACTTCTCAGAAACCCATGAAGGATGTATCAAGGAAGGGAAAGGCATCTCTTTGCCCTTTATCTTGTCTTCCCAATCACCAGAACGTATATCATCCATCGTGATACCAAAATGTGTAAAGTTAGGGGTCTTAAAAGCAGAGATAGTAAACTTCTTATACTTACTCATTTCATGGCTATGATAAAAGAAACCGGTAAGTGAGTCAGGGTTAGATATCAAGAGCGTATGAGGGTTACCAGACGACAGTAGGGTAGAGAGGGAATCGAATACCGGCGTTGGTATACCAGATGCTTCATCAGCAACCAAGAGGAAGTTGGCACTATGGAATCCTTGAAAGTTAATCTCTTCATCAGAAGAGAATCCAAGAGCGAAATGGTCAGGTGCTATCTTTAGCTCTTTATTCAAGCACCGCCATATCCAAGGGTAGGGAGGGTTAGCTTGTCTGAACTGAGTGTTTATCTCAGCCCACAATAGCTTTTCAACCTGGAGGCCCGTTGTTGCCGTTGTTATTGCTTTGGAAGGAGTAAACGCTTCCAAGAATAGTAAGACTACAGTACCGGCAAGGAAGGTTTTACCAGAAGTATGACAGCTCTTTACAGTCGTATACTTGTTTTTAAATACGGACTCGATGATTTCACGCTGGATATCCCAATATACATAGGGAAACTTAGCCTCAGCATAATCTACCGGTATAGTACGAGCAGCCTTACGTCTTGTTATTTCTTTTACTAACCGGTTAATCTTCTCTTGATTTTGTCGCTCTCCTAAACTCGGACACATCGATATCTAATTCCTTTTCCAACATCTTCAATATTTCCTCGTCCGTAGACTCTGCTATCTTCTGCTCTTGTACAGCAATGTTCTGGTCTATCTTGTAGTTACGGGTATCCTTCCAATCATCAGGATAGCGGTTCTGGAGCCAGTACATGATTGAGAACCTATCACCATCGATAGCTAACCGGTGAAGTCGGGCCTCAACCGCTTGTCTAGCGTTAACCTCGGCAAGTTCTACAAGCTCTTTGAACTCTGGCACATCAGCTATCCAATCATAAAAGGTACGTCTAGCAATACCGGCTGCTTTGAAGGATGCTTGACGGGTACAGCCCTCAGAGAGAGCAGTAAAGATACAGCCCTTTACCTCTTCTGTCATGCTTGGATGTGAACCTTTGACACTCATAGTACACACATCATACCATGCCCTTGCCCTTTAGTCTAGTTAACAGTAGACCTTACACCGCCTTCCATACTACAGACATAGTACCAATCCTCCAAAATACTACAATTTTGTTTATACCGCTTCGAGCGGCCTAGCGTTTGCTAGAGATTTCTGAAAGGGGCGGGGTAGGGTTAGGGTCGGCGTAGTATACGTAGCACCTTTGATAGGAAAGAATCATGGACTAAGGAATCCCTTATTTTAGGTTTCTGCTTTCCTCTCTTCTTCTTAATGAAGTCAACCTGTATTACCTTGCCCAAAGTAATCCCTCACTCTTTCATAACAAGAGGCAAGGCTATACCATAATGCTTTTAATAAAGCATAAGTAACTAACAATAACAAAGAAGAAAGACATAAGTATAATGATGTTAGTAATATGTTTAATGATACATCAACTATCATTGTCTTTCTTTCCCATTAGATAATCATCCAATGTTCCACTCTGCTCTAGCTTCTCCCTTAACTCAGAGCTTAGGTGTACCACCTCCACCTCTACCCCCTCCCCCATACCCAGGTAGGTGAGCAGGTCATGGGCTACTGCTTCCATTAACTCCTTAGTGTATTGGTCTAGGTATTCCTTGAACGTAGCTAAGTCTGCCTCATTAACACAGACCAACGCATACGCAGCCAACATACGGTCTCTTGCCTCGGTGCCGTCTATCATACGGGGTACCCCTCCTTTATTAGGGTAGCGCTTGTGTGCTTTGCACACAGATAATAGGTGCATTATACCACAAGCTATTGACTCACTACAAACTACTAACTACACTACATCATCGGTATCGCTTATCCATTACAGCGAATACAGCCAACACTATGGCAGCACCACTAGCCATACCACTACAGTACAGTAGGTAGGGAAGGGGGGTATGCAGGTACATGGTACCCCATAGTAGGGCCAGCCCCCCGTTGATTAGTACAGGGAAAATCATTATGCACTCACATCCCTAGACTCGAATAGGGGGGTACTTGAATCCTCTATGTGCATACGGGTGATACACCTAAGCCAGCCATGCGGAGCCAACACCAGCTCCACATGACTAGCTCTACACTTACCCTTACCATCATTAGCAGGACAAGGACTCAAAGGGTTAAACTCACATGTGAACATAGTCATTACATACTCCTAACAGTTGAAGGGTGCATCAGGTCTATCCTCTTCTGATAGCTCCAGTGTACTACCTTCTTTGGTTACATGCACCACAATAGAGCGTAGAGACATAGCCTTATCTACTGCCTTGGTTACCACAATGGGGTCAGTGTACGTACTGGTATGCACTCCATCAGTAATAGCGTCTACCATAAAGTCATACTGAAACCTAACTACATCCCCATCACAGACATAGAGAGGTCTACACCTAAAGATAAGTACCTGCTCTACATCCGTAAGGATAAGCGACCTATCGCCACCATTACCATAGACTTCTATCTTAGCACTCACTACATACCATCCCCACATCCACGGATATCCCTATCGTGGTTATCGTCTTTCGCTATCTCCTCACGTTCCTCTTTCAGCTTCTTTGCATAAGGAGTTAACGTATGCTTGTTATCCTTAACATGGCAACCGATACGATAGACAGCGTTACTGCTATTACGTTCTGCTATGTACAATCTGTTCTTGGTATTAGTAAGACCATCTTGTAGTCTCTTAAAGTAATTGCTCTCTCCCCAAGGTCGCATATCCTCTAACGTAGGTGCTGATACATGGTAGTCATGTACCACTCTACACAAACGCTTAAACCAGATACCAAACCACACAAGCAAACAAACACCACAAGAGCCAAGAAAGACCGCTCCCATAACAGCTAAGAACTCCATCATTTAACACTCCTTACTCTACTGCCAAAGAACCCTATCAGTAAGAATAGGGCAAGACCATGCAACCAATTAACGGTTTGCGTTACACCGAACAAAGGTAACAAGGTAGCAAGTACCCACGTTAATATAGCTACACCAAGCACTACGAAAGTAACTATGACACCACCGATAAACAACACTAGTAACAACTTCATTACTACTTACCTCCAAACATTACGGCTATTACGGTAAGCAAACCAGCGCCTACGATAACACCAACTACTACACCAATGAACATACTAGCAGCGTCTATACTCATTTTTGCACACTCCCATCCTCATTATGTATCTCTCTTATCAAGTTAGCTGGAATGGCTACACCTTGCCATACAGCGCTACCTTGGATATCTTCACCTTGCATAGGCCTATGCCCACACTTAGCACACTCAACGGTATACTGACCTTCCTTAGGTGTAGAACCCATATACCAGTGATTAGTCATTTGGTTACACCTCTTACAGTAACCAAGCCTCATATAGTTCATTCTTCATCACCCCAATGGTCAACATCCACCACTACATCTAATAGTCTATCCTCTCTTTTCAGTTGCAAAATATCATTTTCCTTATTAGCAGCTCTAATAAGCTCTCTACAGACACGATTATGCTCTACCATAGCCTGCATATCGATTCTGATATCCCAACGTCTACCAAAGGCAATACGATGTAGATACAAACGTGCGCTTTCATCTTCTATCACTCTATGAAACTGTTTAAGTACACTCATACAATCCCCTCCGATAGGAGGGCAACAAAGAGAACCAATAAGCATCCAGCAATTGTAAGCACCGGCACACTTAGAAAAAACTCTCTATCTCTAAGAAGTACAATACCAAAACCGCCCCAAACGAACGTACTTGCTGCAAGCAAAGCCAACAAGATACCATTTAATGTTGTTTCCATACTCATGCTCTTTTCTTCTCCTTTCTATCCATTTTATCGTCTGCCTCACCAATAGCAATAAACAAGGCCTTAAACAATGCACAAGCATCCTCATAGGTAAGATAATCGTCCTCACCACAAACAGTAAGCTTAATTACATACTTACCATTATCTAAGACCTCTACCTCGATTGGCATTGAACCAGGGCGTTCAAGCCTCATTACGAACCCTTTATCTTTCATTTTACTCTACCAATAATCGGCATAGAATCAACAAACCGCTCATACACAGTTCTTTCATGCTCTGCTTTAGCTCGTCTACGGTCTTTCTGTTGCTTACGCTGTACCTTGATATCGTCATTATGCTTTACCTTACCCCAAGAGCGCTTACCAAGCTTGTAACCTAAATCTTCCAAAGCTCTACTAGTAGCTAAACCCTCTCCAACATAAGGGTCTTTAGGGTCTCCATGTTGTCTCCTAGAGACACCGTACCCTACTATCTGCTCCTGATAACGTCCGTTCCGCTTAGTGTCTACATCACGATACATAATAGCTTTTGTAAAGTGATATCTACCACATGAATCACTGACTAGCTCTACTTGTGGTCTTTGTCGTAATATAGCCATATGCTCACTCCTCATTGTTTTTCCTTCATTCCTTGCACCACCGTACCGAACCGGTACACCATTTATTAACTCTTCACCATACTGATTAACTGTCTTACCAATCCCTCTAAACTTACGACCAGTTAATGCAAAGGCCATAGCATCGATTTTATCATTTACGTTTATCATTCAACACCTCCCCGATATGATGTAAAACCGCTCCCTCGTCCTCTAAGTAAATAGTCTCTCCACCAGTAATAGACTGATGGGTAGTCTTTAACTCTAATTCAAAAGCGTTCTGGTCTGATACCAAATAAGGTACGTACAATATCCTTATTTCGCAATCAGGTTCTATAACACCATAAATAGTATCTATAATTTGTTTCAATAGCTTTGCTATTTCAAGTTTCATGGTTTCACCACCAAGACAAAGAATAACAAACCCAGCAAGATAACAAGCGGGGCAAAGATAATTACAGTTCCTACGGTTTCAATCATACTTTTCCTTCACCTTCAATCTCCTCAATAAAGTCACCAAGCGTTTTCCTACCACGCCAGGACTTCGCTTTCTCGTCCATCCATCCGATATGCTTACCGGCACAGATGATTTCATTGTTTGGCATCACTACCACTTCTAACTTAGCAAGCCTTATCCTACTACTCATTATAAAGCACACCTTTATTATCCAAGTCAGCAATAGCATTGTTAACCTCGTCAACCCAATCCCAAAAGCAAGCGGTACTTATCATACACTGAGGATTGAATCTAAGGAAAGGTGTACCTTCACGATGGACTACCAAACTACCAGTATCGACATTATGGTAAAACTGGAACTCTGACTGTATGTAACTCATAACACCGGTATCGTCTACGTTAGGTCTCACAGTATTACCTCCTCATAATCACAATAGGGGAAGAGAAGTAA